CGTGTTGCATTTTGTAAGAAATGTGCAGTTCGAATATCAAATTCATAAATATCAGGAAACTCAGCACCAGGAAAACACTCATGTACCTTGCGGGAATCAAGTGTTCCTTCTGGAGTTTTGTACTCAGACTTAATACCTACTTCTATGTGTAATCTCATACGTCTCATTATTGAAAATGCATCGATTGAATACTTAGAAGAATTGTAACTTGCATCATTTGAAGTGCAACCACATATCAGAACATTGATGAGGACTTGTCCTTTCTGGTCAACATCTGCTTTAAGAGCATATTCAACATTGTTATTCACGACTCGCACAACCTTATCTAAAGGGTTTTCTTGTACAAACACCGGAGCAGTATTAGTTATATCATCCATAAGATAGATTGTTGAGTATCCTTCTAATGTTGACATGAATTTATCACCAGTTGAATGATTTGCTATATATTCATCTGAGTATGGAAATCCGTGCAAACGACTAAGGTGTATGGCAATCTTCTTATTGAGTACTGTTTTGCCACAACCTGCTTGACCAGCCAATGAATAACAATATGGAACTTTTCTACTGTGACACTGATTCAACTTGAGTGTTACAACAGAATTCAGAGTACCAATTTCACTACCCTTATTAAGCCAGAAGGTTCTTGCTGAGCCTTTTGCACTGGATACATACTTATCTATCTTCTTTTTAAGCTTACCAACATCGCAAGCATATTCACGCAAGCTAGTTGACTTCTCACTAAGACGACCAGAATCATAATATAACTTTAACGAAATAACATGTGAGTATTCTTCCTCAAGCTTTTGCATTTCATTATCAAATAATATCTCATATATTGATGATTCTCCAGTATACCACTTGTATGCACTCTCAAAGAAATACTTAGCGCACTCCATCAGGTACATCATGATATCATAAAGATCAAAATTATCTGAAAGGGAAGGTATGTTGAATTTAGAATTGTCAAACAACTTAAAACCTCTCACACTGAAGTTAAAATCTGAAGTAGAACAACAGAAAAAATGTGCTACTAGTGAAAGAAATTTGCCAATTGCTTTTCGAGTAGTTTCGTTGAGGGTTATAGTCATACATCCCAATGCTTTCAAAATATTCTGTGCTGTAAAATATGAACTAAAGGACCCAGAATGTAGCTCAGCCTGTGAATTCTCATCAG